CAAGGCCGGGAAGTATGACAATTCATTTGCGTCTTTCGATGCCAGAAGAATAGGCAATGCTTTCTTCAAGGAGTTCAATTCCGAAAGGAATTATGAGCTGGACGCGATAAACCGAAAAAGGGTGCAGGATGAAATAGAGAACAGAAAATTTATTCCACCTGAAGGATATTCTTCTTTGACTTTGTACAACGAATTGAAACGTCGGGCGGAATCCGGGGACGAGGAAGCCGTGAAAATACTGACAGTATGGCAAAGAAAGTCAAACCGGAATCCGTATATGTAAAATGCCGGAATTGCAAGAATGCCTCGGACTTCGGGGATAATTCTGCGTATTGTAAGGCTAAAGGGCATAGAGTGTGTGCTTGTGACAGATATGGGCAAATATGCAATAATTTTTTAAAGAAGTAATTATGAAAGATATTGAACTCTATAGAGATTCATTTCAAAATTTTCGTAGCTATCAATTACCTAAAGCACAATTGATTATAGCGGATGTACCTTATAATTTGGGTACTAATGCTTATGCAAGCAATCCTTCATGGTATAAGGATGGGGATAATAAAAACGGAGAGAGCGATCTTGCAGGGAAAAAGTTTTTTAATTCAGAAAATGAATTTCGTCCTGCCGAGTTTATGCATTTTTGCAGTGACATGATGGTAAAAGAACCGAAGAAACCCGGTAAATCCCCTTGCATGATAATATTCTGCGAATACGAACAGCAGTTCATGTTCATAGAACTTGGTAAGAAGTACGGGCTAATGAAATACATTCCGTTGGTATTCCGTAAGAACTTTTCCGCACAAGTATTAAAAGCCAATATGAAGATTGTTGGTAATTGTGAATACGGTTTGTTGTTATATAGAGATAAACTACCGAAATTCAATAATGATGGAAGGATGATATTCAACTGCTTCGACTGGGTTAGAGATGATGATAATCCTAAAGTACATCCAACACAGAAACCTATTCCCTTACTTCGTAGACTGATTGAAATCTTCACCGATAAGGGTGATGTAGTTATAGACCCTGTAGCTGGAAGTGGAAGTACGCTTTTAGCTGCTGCGCAATGTGGAAGAAAGGCATACGGTTTTGAGATCGACAGGAATTTCTACAACGATGCCAACAAGTACATTTTATCAAGAATTCAAAAAACATTATTTCAATGAATACCGAAACGCTTATAAAGATACGTGAATGGGAAGCGGAACGCGACAGGAACCTGCGCATCCACTGTCCTCTTGTAGCTGCCAAATTCCAAAGATGGATTGACAGGGCGAAGAAAGAGGACGGAAACAAGAATACAAACAACAAGAAAGGGGGCAATCCATGAGAAATAAGCTGACTGTAAACGACCTCCCCGCGGATGTGGTGGAACGGATGAAAAAGATAATCAATGAGGACAGGCAGATGCTGAAGCTGAGGGAAAGGCACGCTTCCTTTCTCAGGTCACACCGCTATATGGAGGCAATGAAACTCAAACAGATGATGGACGGTATAGAAAAACGTGTCATAAACCAATACCTTTCCGAATATGAGGGGATGTCGGAATCCATGGATAATTTCATGCGTGAAATGTCGGAAGAGGACAGGGAAGAGATAAACGTCCTTACCAACAGTATCATCATGCTGTGCGATATGGTTGAGACCTTTACGATGGACTGTAACGAGATTTTAAAAAAGTATCATCCTGATTACCGTATAGAGATGTTTGACAGGGTTTCCGAATGCGGGAAAGCCGCCAAAGCCCAGGTGGACTTCATGTCAAAAAGCACGGATATGGTTTACCAGTGTGCCTTTGCCGAGGATGCGGACAAAATAACAGAAATGGTTAAGAACAAGGTCAAGGCTTTCATCAGAAAGCTGAAACGGAAGAAAAAGGCGGAACATGAAAACTGCTGATGGTTATCCTGTGGTATGTTACGGTGTAAAAGGTAAATACAATATACATCGCATCTGCCGCCGTTGTGCCATATATCGTAAATACGATTCGATTCCCGAAAAGCCATGCTACAGGCTTCATGGAATACATCTGTTGGGCAGAAGAGAATGCCCGATATTTGAACCCAAAAATATTTAGATTGGAATTTTATCATTTACCTGACATCAGGAAAATGGTTCAAAACTGATTAAGAAAGAAACATTATGGAAAGATATTATAAAACAATTAGAGACTCTAAAACAGGATTAAAGATTAAGGCTTTAATAGATAAGGCTGATGAGTTTGACAAGCAGGTAGCAGTTCTCCGTGAAAAATACGGATTTAGTAAGACATGGACTTCTTCATTTTATTACAGAAGTTTGGATATCGTTGAATTTACAGAAGAACCGGACATGGCTAATTGGAAAAGGATGAAAGATGTGCATAATGGCTATTATCCGCGTGCTCGTTGCAAAAATAAGGAGATATTGCAGGACTTCACCGACATAAATAAGAATACAATAAGACGTAACGAATTGGACTCAATTATAGGGATCGAAGATGTTTTTAATCATGCTGGATTTGATTTTACTATTCCTGATATTTATGTTTTCATTGTGGAAAGTGATTGGAAATGTAAATTACCTAAAGATTGCGAGGAGATAACCAATGTTGAATACAACAAGTTAATATCAAAGTGATTTGGCGTATAACTGAATAGAAATGAACATTGGAATATTAGCAGTTGACAGCAACTATCCTAATCTTGCATTGATGAAGATAAGCAGCTATCATAAGGTAAGGGGTGACAATGTGGAATGGTATAATCCGCTGTGCCATTATGATAAAGTCTATGCAGCGAAAGTATTTTCCTTTACTCCTGATTACGGTTACTACATCAATGCAGATCAGGTTGAAAAAGGTGGAACCGGATATGATATTTCAAAAATACTTTCGGTAGAAATAGACCGCTTGCAACCAGATTACAGCCTGTATCCTTCTGTTGATAGCAAGACAGCTTACGGCTTTTTGACAAGAGGCTGCCCTAACAAATGCAAATGGTGTGTAGTCCCTACTAAAGAAGGCAAGATTACCCCATACATGGATATCGAAGAGATAGCCATTGACGGTAGAAAGAATATTATCCTTATGGATAACAATGTACTTGCATCCGACTATGGTTTACAACAAATTGAAAAGATTGTTTCCATGGGCGTACGAGTAGACTTCAATCAGGGCTTAGATGCTCGCTTGGTAACAGACGACATCGCCCAGTTATTGGCAAGAGTAAAGTGGATGAATTGCATACGGTTCGGCTGTGACACTCCAGGACAAATTGCTGAATGTGAACGTGCAACGGCTTTGATTGACAAGTACGGCTATAAAGGGGAATATTTCTTCTATTGCATCTTGATGAACGATTTCAAGGAGGCATTCAATCGAGTTAATCATTGGCGGAAGAGAGGATGTAGGTTCTTACCATACGCCCAGCCATACCGGGATTTAAATAATCCGCATCAAATCATACCACAATGGCAAAAAGACTTGGCCGGATGGGTTGATAAGAAGTGGATATTCAGAAGTTGTGAATTTAAAGACTTTATTCCACGGAAAGGATTTAAGTGTAGTGAATATTTTTTTAATCAATTATAGTAAAACAGATTAAAAATGAGTGAAACAAAAATCATATTAGATGCCTGTTGTGGCAGTAGGATGTTTTGGTTTGACAAAGAAAACCCTTTGGCTTTGTTTGCTGACATTAGGGACGAAGAATACATTCTTTGTGATGGGCGAAATCTGAAAGTCCACCCAGACATCGTATCGGACTTTACCGATATGCCGTTTTTGGATAAATCCTTTAAACTGGTAGTGTTTGATCCACCCCATTTGCTAAAGGTTGGTAAAAATAGTTGGTTAGCCAAGAAGTATGGTAAACTTCCTGAAGATTGGCCAAGGGTGATAAAAAAGGGAATTGATGAATGCTTTCGTGTTCTGGATGACTACGGAGTTCTGATTTTCAAATGGAATGAGGATCAGATAACAGTTAGGGAAGTATTGAGTGCCATCAATCGGCAACCACTCTTCGGCCATACTACTGGAAGACATGGAAAGACTATGTGGATGTGTTTTATGAAACTGCCAATTAACTAATAACGGTATAGAAAGGAATGAATTATGAATAAAAGAACAATTCAAATAGATGTTATCGGTCCGATAGAAGAAACTGAATTAATGAAATGTAAATTGTATGTTGATGGTCGTGTGTGTGTAATCGGAATGTCACTATATGACTATGAAGAGTTAATGCGAGAAAAAGTGTTTATCCGGGATGGTAAGAGCGTTGATTCTGCTGGTGTGATAAACACGACTAACACTTTCATCGAAAAAGATTAATATTTAAAACAATATAAAAATGAACAAAGAAGAATTTCAGACAAAGAAAAATGATATTGATTCAAAAATAAGGGAATTGAAGAATCAGAAAATTCAGTTGGAAAAGGAATACATTGAATCCAACCAAGGATTTCCTGTTGGAAGCAAGGTCTGTATAACGGTCATGGCTCATGAAAGGAACAATGAAAGGATATTGGTTCCCGAAGCAAAGAAGTTAGCCTATATTGTAGATTATGAGATTGATGATGACGGAGAGGTCGTTCCCTCTTTAAGACAGTTGGATTGCAATGGGGGTATGTCAGCAATACCTTTATATGTTAATTTTAAGAAGACTATAATTGAATTAGTGTGAGTTAATTAAAAATGGAACAATTATGAAACAAAAGGACATAACTATTGAATGGCTTAGATTGGAGTTTTATAAATGCAATCATGCCAAGTACAGAAAGTATGCTGATGAATGGCTAAACAACCTTACTGATGCACAGATAGATGGATTTGAAAAACAGCGAATAGGACAAATTGATAAATCTAAATGCGTATGAAACAGACAGTAGAAGAAGTGGCAAGAGAAGCGGCAGAAGATTGTTATGAATGTCATTACGATGATAGCTTAGAAATGAGGTTAGTTAAAGAGGCATTCATATATGGTGCCGAATGGCAGTCAAAGCAATCGCCTTGGATAAGTGTTAAGGAAGGGTTGCCGGAAAAAAATACAGGTGTGTTTTTTACAGTGGAATGGAAAGATTCTCGTAAAGGATATTTTGTTGGCTTGTATTATGGAAATGGTCAATGGGAATCGGATAATCGAATATTTTTACAAGATTCTCCCCTATATCGTATTACTCACTATATGCCGATCCCGTCTTTCGATGATATACTCGAAGCCAACAGGGATGTACTGGAACGGAAAAGAGAAAGGAGATTAAACATGGAAGTAAATAACGGAATAATAATAGACGGAGTGCTGCATGAATTGTGTTATGGAACATGTGATAAGTGCTCATTACAAAATGAATGCGATGATAGTTCAGAAATAATTTGCGATATAGCTTATGAAAATCCAAACATGGACAAGTGTTTTGTCAGTCGTGGCAAAATAACAGAGATTAAAACAGAGGAGGAACAGGAATGAAACAGGTATTGTCATTTGATCAGACGAAACATTTACAAGAACTTGGATTATACCATATCTACACCTTGCCGGATATTCTCGACAAGTTACCTTGTTTCATCGGCAATGAAGTGCTGACCATCAAAAAATTTGCAGATAGCTATACATGCTTGTATGTGGAATCTTATACTAGGTCTATCGGAAATATCACAGAAGGAAAAGAACTTATTGATTCAGCCTACGAAATGTTGTGCTGGTGCATTGAAAACGGATATGTTAAAGTTGGGAAGGAGGAACAATGAAAGCAAGAGTAAAATCAACTGGAGAAATTGTAGAGATTAAGGATTTATATGATGATGGTACTGCATTGGTGGGAAACATGTATATCAAGGTGTCAGAACTTAATTTCTTTAGTGAAAACATTGATTGGGAACAACGTAGGTACGAATTGGCAAAAGACATTATTAAAATTGTTATAGCAAACGACTATGGTGTTAATTCTGATGTAGTCGCTAAATATTCGCTTAATTGCGCTGATGCCCTAATTAAAAGATTAAAGGAGAATAATTATGAATAGCGTACAGACACAAACACTTTCCATTAACGGAGATGGAGGTGGTGAAGCATATATTGACTTTTGCAACGGTCAGTTATGTATTTCAGTTGTCATAGAAGGGAAACAGGCGGATTTTCACTTTGAGCCTGTTACGTTAAAGATGTTTGCCCATGCTTATAAATTACATTGTGAAGAGTGTGAAAAGAAGAAAGGAGAATAGTTATGACCGAAGAATTTGTAACATTAGAAACAGCGAAATTGCTGAAAGAGAAAGGATTTAATTGGAAGTGTGAACGCACAATAAGTTGCGATAATATTATTAGAAGATACGACATTCCGCAAAGTATGTCATGTTGTACGGAAATAGATAACGAACCAGTTGAATTTTTATGCCCAACATTATATGTTGCCCAGAAGTGGTTGCGTGACACTAAATGCCTCCATATTGAAATAGGCTATATGTATGGAAACTATTGGCTTTACGATATTCTGACAATACCTACCCATGACTTGATAGGATTGTCTGACAGACCTATTGTCCATTATAATACCTACGAGGAAGCACTTGAAGCAGGATTACAGGAAGCATTAAAATTGATATAAATATGAAAAAGATATCTTTCAATGATAAGTTTGGATTAACACAAGCGGTGTTGGATGGTCGTAAGACTATGACGAGAAGAATAATCAAATGTCCTAGAACTTTTAAAGGAGAATGGGTTGCTGGATTCAATATACACAGATGCCATTCTGATAAAAAGATTGTTGGCTATCCTTGTATGTATGATGCTGATGGAAGGGAATTTAATTCGGGAGAAATTATTCCACGCTACAAAGTTGGTGAAGTTGTTGCCATTGCGCAAAGCTATGAAACCGTTTACCATGAACAAGGATTGGAAACACTTGATATGTTAGTTAGTGGTTGGAAGTATAGTAAAGGTTGGCGTAATAAACTCTTTGTCCGCGCTGACCTCATGATACATCATATCCGAATTACCAATCTCAAGATTGAACGTTTACAGGACATTAGCGATGAAGATTGCTTGAAAGAAGGGGTATATGAAGATTCGGGTGATGATGAGTTTCCACCATCTATATTTTATGAATTTGAGGGAAACAAAGACGATGGATTTGATACACCCCGTGAAGCCTTTGCAGCCCTCATAGATAAAGTATCAGGCAAGGGTACATGGGAATCCAATCCTTATGTTTTCGTATATGAATTTGAACTGATTGATTAACAGATAGGGAGTAAATTTATGAATAATATTAATTTGAATGAACTACGGAATATAGCTTATAAGACAGCTTGTGAGCATGGTTTTCATGATAAAAGACTGAGTGAAGAACACTGCCTTTGCCTTGTTATTTCCGAACTTATGGAAGCTGTGGAAGCGGACCGAAAAGGGAAACGTGCCGACAGGGAATCTTTCAATTCTTCTTATGAGGATGAAGAACCGCACGATGATGCCAATTTCAAGTATTGTTTTGAAAAATATATCAAAGATACGGTTTCAGACGAACTAAGCGATGCGGTTATACGTCTGCTTGACCTTGCAGGACTTCGAGGAATAAGCCTTGAATCTGCTAGTAATGATATTAACTCCGAATATATAGATGATATTGCCTGCATGTACAGCCAATTGAGTTTCACGGAAGCGATATATTCCATATTTATCAAACCAATTGTAGATTACCAGTATCTTTCTACGATTGTAAATGAGATGATATTTTCAATCTTTGCACTAGCCAAACATCTTGACATAGATTTGCTATGGCATATTGAGCAGAAACAAAGATATAACGAATTAAGACCTAAGTTGAATGGAAAAAAATATTGATTATGAAAACAATTATATTTACAATCATATGTATTATCGCCCTATTATGGGTCGGAGATCTAACAATTACATTTAAACCGTTTTCCATCTCGCTACCTGGTTGGCATAAGGCTTTAGGTATCCTTCTATTTTTTCTGTCAATGGCGGTATATACCACAGGGGAATATACCAAAGGGTATAAACAAGGTTTCGATGATGGAGTAAAGGAATGTATTGAAATACTTAAAAAGAAATGAACAAGTTAGAACACATAGCCACAATTGATTTCTGTTACTGGCGGTTGAAAATTCTCTGCAAACAACTTTCTAAGCCAAAATCAAACATAGAGATAATGGTTGACAACGCTTGCGGTTATAACGAAGCTGAAGAGATAAGGAAGGAATGTATAATACTTTTAGAGCAGATTATCGAAAGCAAGAAGGCTATCAGTGCTGATTACTCAGGGGATAGCAAGTTTTTAGATAAATTAAAAAAGTGGAATGGATAAACTGTACAAAGTAACCATTTCCGATGCATCATCTGTATTATGTTTGCTGTTTTATTCTAAAAGTTAAATCTCTGGTTATGAGTATTTTACGACTAAAATAATTGTGTAAATACTTGGCTAATTCATTGATAATGAGTATCTTTACAATACTAAAAGAAACCAATATTACTAACAATTAAAAGACAAAAGCGATGAGAAAGTTTAATGCAAAATTAGGACGTGAAGTCACTTACAACCCTTATCCTTATAAGAAATTTGTAATTGAGAAAATTAATTCCGATGGAACACTTAATCTGGCAATAGGTGATTGGAAAGTGTTGAAAGTTACAGTTGATAAAGTTTGCAGATAATTAATTAAAAGAGCAATGAAAGTAACAATCGAATTAACAAAGAAGACAGCTTTAGAAGAAATTATTAATAGCAATGATATTGATACAATAAAGTCTTTGATAGAACGCAAAGAGATGTCGTTAAAAGAAGCAGAAGAAAATGCGGCATTCTACGAAAGTATCTGTAATGAAGACTTTTCTGGTAATATCTGGGATACAAATATAAAATAATAAATTAAAATTATTAACTTTGCATTACATGTCAAGTGGCATGTAGCTAATCAGACGAAAAGACATGAGGTTATCAATAAAACAGGAAAATTTTTGTAATTACTACATTGAATGTGGGAACGCATCCGAATCTTATCGTCGTGCGTATTCTTGTAAGAATATGAAAGACACCACTGTTAATCGGAAAGCGCTTGAACTGTTAAATAACGGCATGATTGCGGCAAGGGTCAAGGAATTGCAATTAGAACAAAAGGAGAAGTCGGATATAACTAAAGAGCGTATCTTACAGGAATTATCCGGTATTGCATTTTCTACCATCGCTGATATGCATAATACTTGGATTGAACGTAAGGAATTTGACAGGCTTTCTAAGAAAGAAAAATCCTCAATAAAAAGTATTTCTACAAAAGTGCTCAAAAAGAATATCGGCACAAGAGATGATCCGGAAATAGTGGATGTTGAGTATGTGAAGATAGAGTTATACGATAAAATAAAAGCTATTGAGCGTATCTGTAAGATGCTTGGTTTTGATTCGCCGACAGAAGTGAATATCAACAAGGACAGCGAGGATATGTCCCGCGAAGATATGTTGGATGAATTGGAACGTCTGGAAAAATTGCGTGAGGAATAATGAGATTAACTGATGCGCAAATAAAAAGGAAATTGGAGTTAGAGCGGATGTTATTGAGAATGGACGCTCCAAAACGTTTGTGTAAGTTCATCCCATACATAAATCCGCAATACAGCCAACAGTGGTTCCATAGGGTTATAGCAGACAACTGTCAAAAGCTCTTGGATGGCAAGATAAGGAATTTGATGGTGTTCGTAAGCCCGCAGCATGGGAAATCGGAAATTATTTCCCGCTCTTTTCCGGCGTATGCCTTAGGGCGAAATCCTGATCTGAAAATCGTTGGTACATCGTATAGTTCTAATCTTGCGGAACAGTTCTCGCGTTCTATTCAGCGTATTATAGATAGCAAGGAATATCAAGACATATTTCCCGATACTTATCTTAATGGAAGCAATGTCAGAACGGATGTAAAAGGTTATTTGCGCAATGTGGATATATTTGAAACGGTGGGGCATAAAGGTTTTTACAAGGCGGTTGGTGTCGGTGGTTCTTTGACGGGAACGCCCGTGGATATAGCCATTATTGACGACCCGGTAAAAGATGCGCTGGAGGCGTATTCTCCTATTTATAGGGAAAGGGTATGGGATTGGTATACGTCCGTATTGCTTACACGTCTGCATAATGAAAGTAAGCAATTATTCATTATGACCCGTTGGCATGATGATGACCTTGCCGGACGTATCTTGAAGAAGGAATCTGACAAATGGACAGTATTGTCTATTCCTGCTATACGTGAAACTCTTAATGATGGGAATGATTTTGACCCGCGTAAGGTAGGCGAGGCATTGTGGCCGCAACGTCATTCTTTGGAAAGGCTTCTTGACGCACAAAAACGTTCGCCGCGATTCTTTTCTGCGTTATACCAGCAGCATCCCACCGTTGAAGGGGGTAATATTATCAAGGAAGCGTGGTTTGGTCATATTTCTGCTTTTGACTTTAAGAAAAAACGTAAATATGAGCCTATAATCTTCTTTGTCGATACGGCTTATACGGAAAAAACAAGCAACGATCCGACTGGTATACTTGGTTCTTGCATGATTGGTAATGATATATATATTGTGTGTGGAAAGAAGGTGAATATGAAGTTTCCTGAATTGTGCCGTTTTCTTCCTTCTTATGTGCGTGACAATGGATATGGAAGTGGTAGTACGGTAAGGATTGAACCGAAAGCAAATGGTCTTTCCGTAATAGACCAATTACGCGAAACAACCAACCTGAGTGTTGTTGCCACTCCTTCACCCAAAGACAGCAAAGAAACAAGGTTAAACGCGGCGTCTCCTTTTGTTGAGAGCGGACGTGTGTATCTTGTAGATGGGGATTGGAACGAAATGTTTATTGATGAGGTGTGTGGTTTCCCTGCAAAACCTCATGATGAGTTCGTGGATTTGCTTTGCTATTCGATAGATTATCATCACAGAGACTTTAATGAGTTGAGTGATGAGGAGATTCTAAGGGATTTTCTTTGATTATATAAAAAAGTGGCTCTAAATACGTCACTTTTAAAATTAAATTCCTATATTTGCATCCGTAGCAAGTGAAGCGGCTATGAATTTAACTTGACATATTCGCCCGTCGGGGCATTTTTGATAGAAATCCGTAGTCGCTTCACTTTAGCTACGGATTTTTTCTTTCCTATAAGTTAGATTAAATCCATACAATCGGTTCTATCAGTGCCCACCTTGCGGAACTTTGGATTAAACCAATGACAGCCGTGAGATAAAAAGGCTCTTTGTTTACTATCATATATCATTTATTGGCAGTCCTGCTCTGTTCCTACACCTAACAACAGGCACCCAAGCGTTGTATTACGATAACCAATTAAATGATGAACAAAAGATGTTCGGGAGAAGCATTTGGTAGTTAAGCAGCATAATGAATAATTGAAGTTTAACAATATTCATCCAACTCCTAAATAATATTCTTGGGAGAAAGGGTGTGGTATAAAATGGATTAATATGGGAAATAAAAATCATTCATGTGCGAGTATTCGCAATTTACTGCCGAAAATGTTTGCTGTTGTGAAAAGTATTAGTAACTTTGCGGTGCTACAGTTTTATTATCATATTCGGATTGGGGATTTTTTATGCCCATCAGTAAACAACTGCCTAAAATATAAGCAGAGGTTTCTCCGTACATATTCGCCCCAAAGCCGATATGGAACTGTAGCAAGTTGGAGAAATTCTCTGCTTTCTTTATTTATTAACTTTTAATTTTCATTGTTTATGCTACAGTTGAATGAAAATCAAACCTTCCAGTATAACGGGAGTCCTATTACCTTTCAGAAAGGAGATAGTGTAATGGTCAATGCTACAGAAATGGCAAAGCCGTTTGGAAAACTTGCCAAAGATTGGCTATCCAACAAATCAACCAAAGAGTTTTTATCCACATTATCAAGCGTTAGGACAATTCCCCTAACGGCTTTGGTAGAAATAAAACAAGGCGGAAACAAAGAGCAGGGTACTTGGATGCACGAAGATGTAGCCTTAGAGTTTGCTCGTTGGCTAAGCCCGGCTTTTGCCATTTGGTGTAACGACCGTATCAAAGAGCTTCTTCAATACGGCATGACCGCCACGCAGCCCACGCTTGAGCAGATGATTAACAACCCTGACCTTGTTATCAGTCTTGCCACACAACTAAAGAGCGAACGTGAGGAAAAGGTAAGATTAGAACAAGAGAAGAAACGACTCGAAGACAAGACCGCCAAACAAGAACCTTATGTATCATTTGTAAAGACTGCATTCAAAGCAGATGGCAAAGTAGACATAGGTCAAGCCGCCAAAATCCTCGGACTACCCTTTGGCAGAAACACATTGTTTAAGAAATTGAAAGAGGCAGGTGTATTCTTTGCCAACAGAAATGAACCCAAGCAAAAGTACATTGATGCAGGCTACTTTGAGATGACACTGCTACCACCAATACATCGTGACAATCATCCCGACTTGTTGTGTCAGAAAGTCTTGTGCAAGCCCAAAGGTCTTGCTTATATCAACCACCTGTTTGGTGGAAATCCTTCTGACGGCAAGTTGGCGAAAATACAGTGAGTTGACATATAAATGCGTAAGACGCTGTGATAAAACTGGCACAGCGTCTTTTGTGTGTATTTTATAATTGCTTATTTATCAATTGTTCGACTTTCTTAAGCCTCTCGGCGTATTTTTTCTCTTTCGGGAATGTAGATATGGCTTTTTTAATAATACGCAGTTCGTTCACGTAATCCTTTTGTTTTCTATATAATATCATAAGTCTGTCATAAGAATGTGTTGCGTCACAATCTTCGTAAGAAATGTTTTGCTCATATGTTTTGATAGCCTCTTGAATTTCTCCACGTTTTTCAAGTTCAATGCCCTTGTTGTTTAGCATCGCTATACGATGTATGGAACGTTCTTGTTTCATGTATGCAGAACGTCTTTCTTCCATGGCATCCAACTTGGATTTCTTTATGTCTATATATTCGTCTATACCATTATACTCCCAAAATAAATCACCCATAACAGCCCCTTTGAAATGTAGATACTAATTGAAAAGTGCGCCAATATTCCAGTTGAAAATTGCGCCACCATAGGATAAGTATAATGACCTT